TCATAAAGTTATCATATTCCGACATACGAAGGGTATGTCTTTCAACTTCATTAGATTCTTTATTCAAAAATGTATATGTTGGCATATTTTTATTTATACAAACTCAGGTGGTGATTCAAATATAATATGTTCACAAGGATACACTTCAAAGGTAACTCCTGGATTACTTGCAGCAACTTGACCTTTAACCTTTTCTAGTTTATCTAAGTCGTCAAATACCCCTACATGAACAGACTTTTTAAGTCTTCCTAATTTATCTAAGACTTTAAATTCTAAGTTATATACTGTATGCATTAATTAATAGCGCCTAAGGACGTCTCACCGGTTAATTGCTCATACATAGTTTCAAACTCTTCATGCTCGGCTACCTCACGAGAAAAGTTCTGCTTATGATATACTTTAGCTAATTTACGAAACGTCTTTTTATTCATCTCATATTCTTCGCAACAATTATTAATTGCCTCTTTAATTAGATCACGTTCGCCATCAATACGTGACATAGATGCTGATAACTCATCCATACATTTCTTAATTGCTTTACGTGCTGCGGGATCTGACGGTAAACTCATATTATATTCCTATACTTCAACTGTTAATAATTTAAACTCATCTGCACTATCCTCGTAGCCTTCATATCCTCTTGGGTTACAAAATACCCGAGTCGAACCAATCATGTAATCGAATACGTCGTGTGTATGACCATGTGTCCATAATTTAATTTGTGGGTGATCTAAAATAAACTGTGCTAGATCAGAACTATAACCACCGTTCATATGGTAGTCCTCTTTATACCTTGGCTTCATTGATTGCTTTGAAGGCGCATGATGACCAACAACTACAACTTTACTATTATCAGTTGGAATTAAATCATTAATAAATTTAAGCATTAGTTTATGATCTTCTAAAGCATCTTCAGGACAAAATCTAGCTGCTTGACTAGACGATCCAACTTTACGAGCCGAGTTAAAAACGATTCTAAAATCATTCATTAAGTGACTTATATCAAAAAGGGTAATAGGATCTTCTTTATTCATATCTGTCCACAAAGTACCCCCAATAAAAGTTACATCATTAATAACTTTAACTTCTTTATCTAAGAAATAAACGTTATCGTATTGTAATAGTTCTTTTCTAAAGATGCCAGCACTTGTCTGAAAGTCACCATAATAATGTTCATGGTTACCCATAATATAGATGACGTGCGGAAATTCTTCTGAACAACGTTTAAAAAATTCTCTGAAAGTTTCCCCTCTAAATGAATCCATATTAGCTATATCTTTAGCAACACAAATATCCCCTCCAAGAATTAATACGTCAGCATTATCTTCGTTTTTTAATTCAATGTCAGCAAATTCAAGGTGGAGGTCAGAACAAACAGCTATCTTCATTATCTTCTCATTATAGAAAAAAAATCAACTTTTACGTGGCTGCCGTAAATTTACCTGTCTTACATTATAAAATCTCTCTGGTTCAGGTAAGGTTCCACTTACTGACCAAGGGGTCGGGGGTATTGGTTTTTCGAATTTTTTAAGAAAAGATACCCAGAGAGATTTTATTCTAAAGGGATTGATTCTTCTTTCTTTACTTTTTTAGGTACTATAGGATCGGCAGTTAATGCTTTAGGAAATGCTTCTCTAATTAAATCTTTACTTAATGATTTATATCTAGTTTCAAGTTTCCTATCTTTAGCAAGGCATAGTACCTCTGCCTCCGTCCAATGGACTCCCTCAAGCATTGTAACAAATAACGCTTCCCTTTTAATTGTAGGTAGGTTAACTTTCTCTGGAGGTTCAAGCCAAATATAAAAACGTCTAAGTTCAAGTTGGAGATTTGTCTCATTATAACCAATTGGTTTATCTGTATCTTTCTTAAAAGGTGGCTCGCCTTCTGGAAGATTCATTTTTAACATATGATCGTAGTTAAGACGCAATAAGACTAGAAGAGGATCAGAGACATTCTTCTGTAAAATAGCAATCTTTTCTTCTTTTGTTTTAGCTTTTTCAACAAGGTCTAAGACCTCAGGTACTAGTAAGTTCATTAAAATTCCTCAATGTGTTCTATCATTTGCTTCATTCTATTGGTAATAAAATAATTCAGCAGCTGGCTTTTATCTTTAACAGGGTATTCTGTAAAGGTATTTATAATCTTTTCTTGCAAAGAATTAGGTATAAAAGAAAGATCAACCATAGTTCTATTGCGGTCATAGTTACGTTTAAACGTTTCATCTTGTGGCATAGTAGAAGGATCTTTAATCCATTCTGCTAGCTTTTTAGATGAAACTGGTTTTTGTCTTTCCCCGTTAACTATACTATCATCAGCAGATAAAACATTAGGTACCCCGTCCCCCTTATCTCCCCTAATAATATGTTCAATTACATATTCTTCAGGAGTCGATTCAGACTTAACGAATTTCTTTTGAACAGGTGAAAACTGTTTAACGTGCTTATACTTTTGAAGCTGATTAAAGTCATGATCACCAGAAATAATTAGTAACGGTTTAGCTGCATCTTGATCAAAAAGAACACCTTCTTTTAGGTCATGTACAGATGACCAGTATACTAACGATGCAATAATATCATCAGCCTCTGCTCCCTCGACTTCAATTACTTTAAAAGGAAAAATCGCTCTTAACTCTTCTTTAATTAAGTTTATTGAGTCAAATATTAATGGCCAATTAAACCCTGAATCTTCTCTAGCTTTTCTACGGTTAGCTTTATAGAAAGGAAATACCTCCTTACGCCAGTACTTACGACTATCGCATGCAATAATAACTTCGCCGTATTCTTTACCAAACTTTACTTTATGGCTTCTAATGGTATTAATTACCATATGCCGAAGAAGATTTACATCTAACTCCACATCGGTTCTTCCGCCAATTTCAGCCATCAAGTTAGAGATAATAACTTGACTATAATCTATAAGTATCACTTAATAACTCTCACAATAATACATTCATCGTTAATACGACCAGTTAATTCAAACTCTTTTGTTTCAATATCAGATAAAAACTTACGTAGCTGTACCTTACTAGATGTAAGTACACGCTTAACAATAATCTCTGGTCTACGTATAGACTTTTGTTCGCTCATGTCTGGGTCATAATTTTGTAAGGTAGAACCTTTTACCTGAATACCTAATGCAGAATCTGAACGATAGGCTGCAAGTCTCTTATACTTAGTATTATATACCCATACCTGAGATGCGCCTACTATTTCAGCCGGGTTAACCGACTTAAGTCCAAGTTCCGTATCTTCTTTTTTATAGTTAAGCTTAACAACTTGCATAGAGGCAGGCTTAGCTTTCTTTGCTCTAGGTTTACGATTTGCTTTTTTAAATTGAGTATATCGTTCTATATCAGATACAAATGAACCTAACATCTTAATTAAGTTAGCCAATTGACGACGGGTAAAAAAGGAATAAGCTTCTTTTAATTCTTTATCATCTGACTGATACACTTCAATAAACTCTTGAGAACGTTTACGTACCCATGCATCAATACTTGCACAATAAGGCTTAGGTACATTGTTACTTTGTAAGTATGCATATAGATCTAACTCTTTACTTTCCTTAATAAATGCGTCTATATGGCCTTCAAGCTCGCCAACCACTTCGGCAATTTTATCTTGCATATAATCTTGAATGGTAGGTCTAGCTACTTTTTCTACTTCTACCTCTTTAACTTCAGGCTCGGTTAAAACTAAATTCTTAAGATAACCATGAAGTTTCTCAATGTCTTCAATTTTAATTTGATTACCGTTAAGTAGTAATTTTGCTAACCAACTACTAGTAGTATCAATTTGTTTATCGTTGACTCTATCTAAATCGACTTCTAACTTATGTTGTTTAACATAAGCCTTAAGATACGTGCGTGCATCTTTTTTATCTTTATTTTGATTATAAAAATTAAATGCCCGAGATAATGCAGACTTATAGTTAGGTAAATCTGCTGTAATTCCAGATGGTTCACTCATATTAAATATCGAATTTAAAAGAAACTAAAGTGTCGTAGCGGAAAGATCTCCACTCATTTATGTCAGTATCAAATACCGGGCACGTCTCGATATTAACTGTCTTAACTTTATCAGTTTTCTTTTCATAAGCACCGACTTTATCTTCGGCTAAAGTACAATTCATAGTACGCAATGTACCGTCTTTCTTTTTAAATTCAACCGTAAGTATATTTGTCTTTAATACAGACAAAATAAATTTACGCATTTTATCTCTTTCAGATTCAGATGCAGTAGAGTAATAGTTTTCTTCGATTATTTTTTCAATCATAATAAGCTCCTTTATACTCTATTATAGCGTATATTTGAGTTATTATCAAGCACTACGTATTGGACGTAAATGTGATTTGTTGACCTTCACCATAATCCAGGAATTATACCATAAGGTACTATTTTCGAGTACGGCCTGTAACATTTGCTCTTTAGCTTCTAAGTAGTTAGTTACGCCTTTTGAAACACACAAATGTATTATTGTGCGTTTAAAGTTCTCTCTACCGAATGTTTCGATATCTGTTTTGAGTTCATCAGAAGAACTCCAATATTCCTTCCAGTCAGATTCGACTTTGTATGACTTACGTTTTTTATTAACTTGCTTTCGTTTAATAGACCAGAAAAATTTCTTGCCGATATATTTCCTACCAGATAACAAGTTTTTAATCTCATAAACAAAGCCATAGTATTCTCCAGGTTCATAATAAGGTTCACCATTGTATAGCCAATCGGTCATT